ATCATGTCTTAGATTCCACACTCTTGTAGCAAATGCTATTACTTGGTGTCTTAGATTCCATACTCTTCCTATGAACTCACCTATGTCATGTCTAAGATTCCACGTTCTACCAACTAATTCGGCTATATTATGTCTAATATTGAAAGTTTGATTAATGAACTCATCAATATCATGCCTTAGATTCCATACACGACCTGTTGCACCACCCAAGTCATGCCTAATATTCCAAGTCCTATTAACTCTTAGTACGACTCTATCTATCTCTGGTCGAATATATCCTTTTCTTGGTACAGGTGTAGCAGTTATTCTATCTGCCTCTAATCGAATATAACCCTTACGTGGGACAGTTACCATGACTAAGCACCAGTTACTTCATCAGACATATCCCATTGATCGGGGGTGAGTTCTTTAAGGTAAAAGATTCTCATATTGTTTGTAGATAAGAATAGGAATGTATGTGTTCCAAGTGTTCCATCGGTTGTAGCAGAATCTATTTGTGTATATGTATATGGAAACGAGCCTGTTCTTTCTAATAGATTTGCTCCACAAGATACTACTAAGTTATCATCATCATCTCTTGACTCTGCAATTAAACTTAATGGATCTTTTACAGTAATTTTGGTAGCACCTAAAGCCATGAAATCTGTACTATCATCTACAATTTCAAATTCATACTGATCGTCTGGATCAGTACCAGATAAATCTATAGACCAATGAAAATCATAAAAGACATCTTGTGTAAAGAAAAATGAAAGACTATTAGCACCTTCTCTTTCTACACCGTCATCATGACTCCATCCTTTAGTAGTACAGTTTATAGAATTAGCACCACAATCCTCACCAGATACAACAGCATTATTATTTATTAAGTCACTGTCGGTAGCCCATTTTATTTCACCTGATGAGGTTACTTCTGCAAATGAACCAGCATCAGTAACATTTCTCCATCGTAATAACATTACAGTAGTAGATTCATTCATGTCGTCAGCATCAAAATTAAAGGCTAATATAATATGTTTAGTATTATCAACATTTACATTTGCATCTCCAACTGTGTGTAAGTAATTACGTGTACCTTGACCAGCACCATCTTGTGCTACTCTCATACCGTTGTAACATCCACCATCATTAAATAGATTTACCATATTATTTCAAATTCCCTGAATGATCTAAAATCTCAGATACCATTTCAATCTTTGATAAGAATAATACTAGACCTTTAATACCAGTTCTATCACCACCAGCTCTTTTCTGTATTACGTATTTATTAAAAAGTGCTATTGCCTCACCCTTAGTTGCAGAAAGAGGTAAGTGATCAAATTGTGTTGATCGTAAGGTATATCCATCTTGACATCCTGTATGACATTTTTCTATTCTCCAATAAGAAACAAACCATCCTACATCTTGGGGATTATCTGCTTTCGGAAAATCATTATCATCCCATTTAGTCATATTTGAACCACCTTTTGATTAAATACTACCTTTGTAGCCTCTTCATGTGTTGCCTCATTATATTGTTTAGTATACCAAAAATCATTCCCACATCCACCAAGTAAAGGATCAGTATTACAGAATACGTGCCTATGTAATAGGTTAGGTACTTTATCATCCCACACATCTTCAATTTTAGTTAATTGTACTCCACATTTCTTACAGTTAGACATATAAGGATATATATGTTTTTGGTATTTAAGTTTGTGGGTGTTTTTAAGTTATTATTCCCGAATTATAATAGACATCATTTGTTACTGGATCATATACAGTATAATCGACTTTACTAGGATTATGATTATAAATATATGACCATCTAACTCTCACATATTCATCAGTAATTCCCTGCATATCATGTGTTCCTCCTGATTCCCATGTTGCTCCAGCATCTTCTGAAATCCAAACCTGAGTTACGTTACTTGAATCGACTGCAAATACTACAAAGTTATCACGTTCATCTACCATCATAGAACAATTTTCAAAATCTCCTACTGCTACAGTAACATCAGTAGTTTCCCATGTACCTATACCAGCATCCTTGTCATGCTTTATTCTTCTAATATCACCATTAGTCCTAACCCAACAAACGATTATGTCACCTATGCTATTAACAGCCATAGCTGGTGTAAACTTATTACCAACATTACTATCAGCAGTTTCTTGATCCATTATTGTAGGCTCATTAGCATTTCCATATCTAATATAACATCTGTCATTACCAGAAATTGCAAAATTAGCACAAAATACTGGTCTATCCAAGTTATCCATTGTTATATCCATTCCACTTGTATCAGAGTCCCCACTACCACCGAATTGAAATCCATTTGACCAAATTCCAGAGGCTCTATCTCTGTATATTATTGATTCAGTACCTACATAAGTTGAACACGCTGTATGAGGTGCATCATTAATATCTACACAAATTGAAGTATTATATTCTACATTAAAAGTTTCTCCCAATATTGTTTCGGATGATCCATATGACTGTGTACCCATATCAAACTTTACCCATCTTGCTCCAATCGAATCATCTTGAAAAGCAATATGAATATCATCTAAACCATCTATCGCACAAGATACAGAATCTTCATCTACACCTGTTGGACTATCGGGTTTATTAACAAGTTCCCAAGTTTGTCCTTCTGTTGGAGAAAACCAAGCTTCAACTTCATCATCTGATGGATTTCTACCTACAACGTATAGGTGATCAGATCCAGTTTGAACTATTTTGTTAAAATAAATATCACTAGCACCTGTGTCACATAGAGTATAATCAAATTGATCTGGAAAATAGTAATTCAAGAAACTCCATCTACATCTTATATGTTCATCTGTAGCAGTAGGAGTATTATGGCTTGTATCTAACGCTGACCATGTTACTCCACCATCTTCCGACTTGTAAGCAAATACTGTATTGCCTGAATTGTTTGTGAAAATTATTGGATTATCATATCTGTCTAATATCATACTCATATCTTCAAACGTTCCACTTGCAACGACAACAGTAGTTTCCCATCCAGTAGTCCAACTTGCTCCTTTAGGATGTTTCTTAACTATTACATCTGCATTTGTAGAATAGCCAATGTATGTGTCACCTTTTTTGTCAACTACAATAGTAGGTGCAACATCAGTAACCCCCGTAGATATTATTACTTCTGTTGTCCAACTTGTAACATCATTTTGATTTCCTAGAAAAGCATACACAGTTGGCGAACCGTCAATTTTAGTCCCGCAAATTTGCGGAATATCATCATCGTCAATAGTAATGTCAAATTTATGATCTGCACTTGTTCCTTGAACATCAATATCTGCTTTCCAACTTCCACCTACTCTATTTGTGTATCTTATTCTGTCGGCACTTGCAGGGTTATCATTAAATGCTACATGGAGAATATCATTTGAATCGATTGTTATTGCAAGGAATGGCACATCTACTGTAGTTGTTTTTGAAATTGCTGTTACTGCTGTTCCCCACAAACCTGTTCCTGTATCAAAAGTTACATATCTTAATCCTACACCTTGATTCCAAAATATACAATGAATAATATCTGCTGAATCAATGGCACAAGCAATAGCATTTGTATCTACTCCAGTTGGTGTGCCTGCTTGATCCTGTTCAGGAAAATTAACTCCTTCGTTAATTGATCTGTTCATTTCCAAATGATCGGCAGCTACTCCTCTTTGTATCTGATACAAAATTCCAGTTGATGTTCTAACAAGGGATCTTGCACCTAGTTCATTTCTATTATTAGATCCAGTAAATGATGTATTATTTCGCCAAGTTTCGTAAGTGTCAGATAGGACTATGTTAAAGTAAATATCATTAGCAGATTCATCATTCAATGTATAGTCTAGTTTATTTGGAAAATGATAATTGAGATTAGACCATCTTGTACGAATATTTTCATCTATGACTGTTCCCGTATTATGTGTTTGTGCTGATCCCCATGATCTTCCACCGTTTGTGGACTTGTAATATTGCGTAACCCCTGCACCATTGTCTGTAAATATATACAGATCGTTTGCTTGGTCTATTGTCATTGAAGTGTTATCACCTGTTGAACTTGCAACAGTAACTGTTGAAAAAACAAGATCGGTGTCATTCAAAAGATTCTTTCGTATTTTTAGATCACCATTATGAACAATCGATACGAAAAGATCACCCCTTGCATCTTGAACACAAGACGGAACAAAATCATCGACAAGTGTTGCGGGACTAGCTATCCCACTAAAACTTGTTGCATTATTTACATTTCCATAAGTCATTGTTATTTGAGCAAAATTATTACCTTGTAAATTACAAACTATGAATGGTCGATCATCTTGCAGAATCAAAAAATCAAAACGCCTGTGCATTGTTCCACCTGAAATAGTAACTGCACTATTCCAAGAACCGCCAATTCTATTTCTATATCGCCATCCTTCAAAACCATCGCCACCATCTATTGTGAATACAACATGGGGAATATTTGCTGAATCAATAGAGATTCCAACGTAAGGATCGCCATTTGTATTTGTATCTGAATGTGCTGTTACTACAATACCCCAGAGCTCAGTGGTTATGTCGAAAGTTACATATCTTAATCCAACACCATTATTCCAATAAACAACATGAATTAAATCGTTAGAATCTATTGCTATTGCAATAGCTGCTGTATCTGCATCAGTCGGCTTACTTATATCACCTAAACTTGCCGACCATGGTGGACTGTCAATATATTTTTTCATTATTGCATTATTTCCAGTGTCTTGATATGCAGAATATAATACCCCATTACTTGCTCTAACCATAACTCTAGCACCTTTTAGATTTTGACCATCTACATCTATAACAGAATCTATTGAAAGATAACTATCATTACCTGCACCTTTAGTTCTAACAATGGATTTTCCACAACCAAGACTAGCTTGAAGATTATTAGATACTAATTTATTCACACTACCAAATGTAAATAATGGTGGCACTCCACCATATAATGAAGGATTTATAATTACAAGGCTCATATATTCTCATGTCCGATCAACATTACTTTTAAACCTGTCGCTACGTTGTCGGTATCTTGAACATCTAAGAATACTTCCATTTCAGCATCGTCAGCCAAGTCAGAATCACTTATGGTTGAATCTGTAACAGCTGTCGTACTTGTCTTTTCAGTTGCATCTATTGTTATTTTTACGGATAAAATAGTTGTTCCCGATTCATGTATGTCGACAGTTACCAAAGCTGCACCCGTGCCCGCAGTTGTCAGTGAGGCTCTCACTTCTGTTACTATCATCTTATAAGGCATACGAAATGTCAATAATGGAACAGTTGTACTAGCAGTTGGTAACACAGTTAGTTCATCTGTTAATGCAACTATTACAGGTCTGACAGATTTCTTTAGAAATAAAGGATATTTAATAAATTTAGTTTCATCAGAACCACTTGTATCTACCGTGGCAAGATAATCTAAATCAAGTGGTATAGTTGTAAGTTCTGGTAACTCACTGAATCTATCGCCCATTTAGGCTTACCTCTTCGTAAACGTAAATCCACAAGCTTTGCAGATAATAGGCTCTGCTACTTTTTCAACTAAGACAAGGGTTTTTCTATCTTGAACTCTTGGCTCTTGTCTAGCACCATTAAGTCCTTTATTACCACAACCACCCTCAGATTTTGGACACTCGTTCCACCATTGAGGTCTAATTGTATTAATTGGCTCAATGTGTCTACCAGAAACACATTCCATATATCCTAATTCTTCATTGACTTGAAGTTTATCTCCACACTTATAACAAGAACGTTTAGAAGCCATGATTATGCTGGTGTATCTCCTTCCAGTTCAAAAGCCCAATCATCGTTGTCAAATGCACTTGAAGCTGCACTTACAATTCGTCTATACCAAATACCGAAAAACTCACTAAATGCCATGTCACCTGTTGATAAACCAGCTCCTTTAGTTGCTGGACTTGTAAAAGTTTCACCTGATGGTGCTGTATCTTCGTTTGCTATAACTTCCATAGTTACATCTTTGCCTTCCCCTGCCAATGCTATTGCGATAACAGTGTCAGATGAAGGTGTATTAGTTGGAATCCAAACTACTGAGTTTGATAGTGTTAATGAACCGTGATTATTTAAAATGTAATTTCCTCTATATTTTGTACTGCCAGCTGATGCCTCTGCACCGTCTACATTACTAAACATATTCTCTTCTGCTACTGTAGGAGAGATTGCTGTAGAAGTAGACATAACTCCACCCAATGCTAAGTCTGGATCTGAATTTCCAGCCCCGCCTGAAAGTCTTAGTAATAGGTCAGTTGCTATAATAGCCATGATATAATAATTTACTCTTTAGTATTTAAACATTGTGTGTATTTAGGTTCTAGCGATATATAATGTGCCTGTAATCTTAATATCCAAGTCAATAGCAGATAGCTCATTTTTACCATCAATTTCGATTGTTTCTGTGAACTCCTTATTAAGTCTTATGTGGCAACTTATCTCACAGTCCTCATTAGGTAGTAATTGCGTTCGGATTCCCGTGATTTTCTTGCAAAAATTAGTCTTTGTTTTATCCCCATTTTCCTTTACAGTTCGTGCTGTAACATCAATATTTTTGACTATATGACGATTTGGATTAGATACTCTATATTTTATAACCTTTGCAACATCTTCATACAGATCAATATCATCACTGATCTTTTCAATTTTAAGAGGTATCTTCATTTTCATCTACCTCTATCTTTACATCCGGTTTACCTTTCTTTTTAATGGTGTATGTTTTTTTAGTTGGTATTTGTTTTTCTATTGATTTCAAGAATATATCCCAATCTCCTTTACTCATAGACTTGTTACTTAACATCTGCTTTCCACCTGTACCTGTTGGATCTCCTTCCCCTTTACCACCTACATCGCTAGGCTTTGCTAGTTTAGGCTCTCCATCAAAGTTTGATTTATCTTCACTATTTGGTTTACTTGATTTACTCTTATTAGGATCATTACTGTTGTTTGGATTATCCCCACCGCCTAGCATTAATTCCTGTTTTTCAGGATTTGGATGCTGTGATATTACTATCTCATTTTCACCATCCATAGCAATTTCAAAACCCATACCGTATAGTTTAACAGCGTTGTCTATCTTTTGTCCTCTAACCTGTTCATCTCTAAGTTCGTCTATTTCTTCACTTGTTACAAGTTCAATCTTCCAATCATATATTTCCAATATATCAGTAAGTTCGTCAAAGAAGTTCTCGTTTAAGAATCGTTGAAACCATTTGATTGTTCTGTTTGTAAGTGTTACCTGTAAAGCCTCATTTCCTAATCCCGCTTTAGCCTGTTCACCATAGAATAGTGGCTGAACACCAAAGACAGTTGAGATGATTTGTCTTAGTTCCTTTCTTAGTTCGTTTAGTTCTAATTCCTTAAAGTTTGGAGTAAGATCAATAAACTGTACAGCCTGACCTACGTTCTCAGTATTTAATAGAATTGGTCTTGGCATATATGGATCTTGCCTAGCACCCTGTCTTTGTTTCTCCATGAATGACTGTACTGACTCGCTGTTTCTACTTCCCATAATTAACAATGATTTAGGTGGTCTGTCCTTGTCAAAGTATTTCCACATATATTCGTCTTGGAACATTAAGGACATTACTTTCTTCCATACTGACTGAATAGGACTGTTACCATAAAGTACATCGGGCATGAATTTTCCGGGACACCATAGGATTTCTTTTTGAGAGTAGTACATCTTTTTAGGACTAGATAAAGGCACACCATAAGGTACGCTGTTAGTCTCTAAGAAAGCGTTAAATGCCTCAGTACCACACTTAGGACATACTGGTATTTCTAATACTGTATCTCTATGTTCATATTGTGGACATATATATCGAGGCTTACCATCAGCTCCAACTCCCAAAACTGCCTCATCACTTGCTATGATACTACATTGAATTGGGTGTATTCTAATAATCTCATCAATTACACTTTCGTCTATACTCATCACAGCTCTTTTAGTAGCACCTGTAAGTGGATCAGGTACTCTAAGTTTTTCAAGCTTCCATTTTCTTGACACCAATATATAAAATCCATCAATAGTATCTAAATCTCTTTCAGCCTGTCTAGCTACAAGTTTTAGTGATTGCTGGTTGTTATTAACTCGTTTTTCCAACAGTGTTTGTAAAATCTGCCTGTGTTTTGGATCTGGTCTTGCCCATTTCCTGTCATTCTCATTCCCACAAGAAGTACATTTTAATTTCTTTTTACTAGAACTTAGTTCTTTAAGTGGTACAAATTCTTTAAGTGGCTCTTGTTCATATTCTTTTAGGCATACAAGACACTTGTGTTCATATCTTGGAACTACCTCTATTCCGTTCCTAAACATCTCCCTTTGAATTGTCTCTAAAACTGCCCTCAAATCACCTACATACTCAGCAAGTTCATAAATCCTGTTAGGTGCAACTCTCCACATTGGAATCTTACTGCCATCAGGCGTGTCCATAAATGGATATGGTGTGCTTGCTCTTGAATTGGCATGAAGATAACTATCGTTATACTCCTTTAAAACTTCGTAGTGTTCTTGGGTTACTCTATCGTATTCCCCCTTTTCTACCACTTTATAGTTATTTGGGTTTAAAGTTTCCCTTATTCTGCCAAAGAATCCCATAACTTACTCAAACGTGTTATGGTATTTAAATATATTCCTCTTCACACTTTGGGCACTCAAACACCGGACTTCCATCATATAAGTATGGTGTTTTAGTCAAAGAACACTTACAATCTTCGCATTTCAGGTCTAACATAGCTATTTAAGCGTTTATGCCTTATATATAGGTTGCTTTTAAAGGTTTACTCTACAACGTCTGTACTAACATCTATCGTTTCCGCTTTCTTTGCCTTTACTTTGTCTGCCTTTCTTTTCTTTTCAAGTTCCTCTGCAACTTCCCTATCTACCACACCGTCAATACTAAGACCAAACATTACTTCAATAACACCGTGTTTAGGACTGTCCTTCATTATTCCCATTCTATAAATTCCTGATTTCTTGAAATACACACGATAGGTTGACTTGTGTGCTAATATAGTTCCACCTACTGCTGTAACAGGATCACCATAAAACTTTGATGGATCTATCATAACTTGATTTGTCCAAATAATTGCTATTTCGTGAAAATTAGCCATGTTACTTGCCACAGTTAAAAACTCATCTAAATATTTTTGTCGTTCACTCAACATAGCTCTACCAGAATAATCCTGTCTGAATAATCCTATAGCAGAATCAATAACTATGAGTTTTATCTTCTTGTCATTTTCAACTAAATGTTCTACCTCTTGAAGTATCATGTACTGATCTGCTGAATTATATGCCTTTGCATGAATAATTCCCTCTAATGCTTTTTCCCCTGTTATTGATAATGGTTTGGCAATATCTTCTATTCTTGTTGGTTCAAAAGTTCCCTCACTATCTATCCAAACACATTTACCATCAAGTCCACCCTCTTCCTTTGGTAACTGTACTCTTACAGCCATTGTATGACAGAACTGTGTCTTACCACAACCGAACTCCCCATAAATCTCAGTTGTAGCACCACACTCTATGCCACCAGTAAATAACTTGTCTAGTGCATTAGTACCAGTTGAAATCTTTTCTATATTTTCATCTTCTTTTTTACTATCAAGTCCTGACTGAAACATTGGTGTGTCATTAAAAACTGCTCTTGCTTTTCTAAACAGATCCATAGCACTAGGGTTGTCAATGCCTAGCATTTCTGCTACCTTTGGTGGTGGGATTACAAATAACTGTTCTACCGTAGTAATTCCATTCTTTTTGAATTTTTCTGCAATAACACTACCAATACCTTTTAACTTAGTTATCTCCATTCATCATTCCACCTTTTTCTCCATTTGTATGAGAATATGACACCTACAATAAATATAGCAATACCAGCTCCCGTCATTCCACCTACTGATTGGGATATTATTAAACCTGTAACCAAATCAAATGTAGAATCTTCTAACATATAAAATATAAACAATCCGCTTAAAACAAGCAAGCCCCCTGCTACAACCAACTTGTGTTCAAATTCCATAACCTTAAATAGATCCACCATTATAAAAAGGTATGGCAACAGCTGAAGTTTATACGATTGACATTGATACAGAAGAAATCGTTGACAAGTTTGAATGTGATTACAACCTCGCAATAGGTCTATATCATGGTAAACGAAACACAAAGGGAAGATATTATATTGCTAAAAAAGGTACAAAAATCCCTTTCCCTGAAAGGAAAAGAAAATTAAAAGACATCAAGCCTTTGGGTGGTTTGAATCAGGGGGATAAACAGGAACATTTTCTGTAATATTATCTAATTTTTTAACTACCTCTTTTACATCTGTTGGTTCTTCGTTTTCTTCAACCACTATGGACTTTATTTTATTTACAAGTTCAAGTTTGTTGTATTTGTCTATATTTTGAAACACATAGGTAAGTTCATCTTGAGCTTCTTTAATTATTTTAACTATAACCTGTTGTTTATGAACAAGTGTTGTATAAGCACTACCAACCACACAAAAACACCTGTTAATGTCATGGTGCTTCATTCTTTTTAATGGTAGGTCAACTATAATTGCTGATGCTTCATCAGCTTGCTTCGCTGTTACTTGCTGATGTAATATTTTTAGTTGATTCCTTATTTTGGGATTTATTTGTACCATGATTATTGATAACTTTACTATAATATAACAGTATGTATATACATGATCATATTTTACTAAAACTATGAGTATGATCATATAAAATACAAAACATACTCATATTAAAAAAAATATATAGACAAAGCTCTATATTATATCGTTTGAATGTGTTTAGTCATATATAAGTCTTTACTACTCACTATGATCATGTATATACATAGTACAAAGTTTAAATTATCCCTTGGTTATTAATAAGTATGACAGTTAAGAATAGGGCTTTAGGTTTAGCCAATGCTAGGCGTAGGGCACAAAGCACTGTCCCGAAGAAAATAATGGAAACCGATGGTTATTTTTATGAGGCAGATATTGATTATCCAAGCTATCATACATTTTCTATGAATAATCAATCAGGGGAAATTCTTAGAGGGGTTTATTATGCAGACTCCAAAAAAAGTCATACATTTTTAGAAAGACATCAAGTTATAGAGGACATTTATAGTACAACTGAACATGAATGTTTACACGCATCTATATTCCAATGTTTAGAATGGGAATACGAAGAGTTAAATCTTGGTGAATTACTTGAAAGTGATATGACTAGAATTGATGAACGAGAAGAACACAACATAATTCGTATTATGTTATGGGAAGCAGAATATCTTGATGTTAAATAGATTTTTAACATGGTGGGAACGAAAAACTACTACTTGGATAATTATTATGGCTATTATTCAGGTTGCACAGATTCCACACATGATATGGAACGGAGATTTGTATATGGCAAGCGGTTATGTGTCCCATATCAACCCTATAGCTGACTTTATTCTTTTTGGAATAGATTTATTGGAGATCCCAACAATTTTAATTGCAATTACAACAATAATAGCTAGAATTAAGAAAAAAAAGCATAAACAGCAATAGCAATAGGTACAATACCAAAAGTTATTGCGAGTTTTTGTCTCATTGACAAGTTTTTACTCTTTTCAAGTGCTTCCTCGACAGCAATATGTGAATTATAGGCTGATTTCAATTTATTAAAGTCTTTTTGAAGATTATCTATCTTTCCAAACAGAATTTCAAAGTTTTTATTAGCCTGCCTGTAAAATTCATCTGCTGAAACCATAATATTACCTAAAACTCTACTATATTTAAGTTTAACATGATATACCTTTATATTTAGGTGTTAGTATCAGATTACATGATTGAAAATGAATTAATTTATGCTTTATTGTTTCTTGGATCATCCCTTGGGCTTGTTTGTGGATTTGTAAGAATATTCTTCCCAAATTATCATGTAAAAAGATATATTGCCAAAATTGACAAACCACTTAGAGATAACATTGTAAGACTTTTAGGAATAGTTAACATAGCCACATTTGGATATTTGCTTTTATGGGTTTTAGGGTATATACAATGAACTTAACAAAATGTGAACTTAATCAGCTTACAGAAGCTACAAGGCTATGGTTTGCAAGAAACGGGGGAGCTATTGATCAGAAAATTAAATCTATTAATCTAAAGACAGAAGATGGAGAACCAGATTTTATAATGCCCCCTAAATGGAATAAACATAAACCATGCGAGGAAAGTGAAGATTGGTAAACGCAGTAAGTGATTATTATAAATTAGAGTGTGAGATTAGACAGTTAAGATCACATCATCACATGATTGTTAATTATGAGGCAGTAATTAAAGAACTTAAAGAGACTATTAGAGTAAATAATGCTTCAATCATAGTTAGGGATTCTGAAATTAAGAATCTCAAAGAGGAACTAAAAGAGATTACTGCAAGCTGTGACCTGTGGACTAAGGATGCACAAAAATATAAAAAAGAATTAAATTATTTTATAAATGATTCTGAAATGTGGACACAGGAAGCCATGAAATTAGAAAAAGAAAACAAACGACTTGAACAAAGGATAGGGGAACTATTAAATGAAATTAGGTGATCCACCAGCATTTCCTACACCAATAGATCCATGTCCAAAGTGTAAAGCCAAAGATGGTTGGGATTATAAATATAGTAAATTTGGTAAAGATCAAAGTGGACACTCCACCTGTAAATCTTGTGGAGCTGTATTTTAATGACTCATTACTGTCCACAATGCGGTCAAAATCGGGTGCAGATTGATAAGAAAGAATGGGATGAAGAACCAATACATTTAATAAGCCTAGTAATTAGTTGTAATCACTGTGGATATGGATGGAACTGTATAGGAACAAAAAAGGTTAAATAATAGTAATATATTTTATATATATGACACAAGTAACCAGTTTGGAAAAAGGACTAGCACGACTGTTGCGTATATGTCCTGATCTTACACTAAATGCAAATGCAATACAGTTAATTATTGATGGTAAACAGAATGAAGTAATTGGTAAGCATAGAGGTACATGGGTAGAACCAAAAATAACTGGTAGTATAGCCATTGACACACAGGAAGAGAAATCAGAATTATCATTTAAAGATTTACTAACAGAAGAAGAAAAAATTAAAGACGATAATAAATCTTTTGACGAGTATTTTAAAGATTAATCCTTAAATATTACAATTTAAAACAATGATCATGTCTTATGTTGGAATGGATATAGATGATTTGAGGCGTATGCTTAGTGTGTTCTCTGAACACTTTGGCGACAAGCCTATGACTGAGGGGGATGTAACACTCAGGCAAAAATTAGAAGTAATGTTAAAGGCAGAGACAGATTGGCAGAAAGATTAATATTAATACCAATATATTGTTAGTTATGGATAAAATATGTATGAATCCAAATTGTGCCCATTTATCTTGTTTGAGTGATGGTGCAGTACCATTTATAAGACTGGGAAAGGTCTGTTGGAACTGTAAAAGTGATAACTTTTTAAAGGACACCTATGAAGAGTAGTCGTGAGGGAGTCAGAGTTAGACTATTCATGTGCGTTGGAGAATTTAACAGTTCTTAACGTGTTTTACCATTGTAAACTATCACTACACTTATATTATGTGTAGTGATAGTTTACACATGGAAGAAGCACCAAAATATACTCGACCTGAGCCAAGCAATATAGAAATTATAGTAAGGTCTATGCAGAACATAAACAACATGGTAGGTGTAATTGATCAGGGTGATTATTCCCAACAGGCAAAGGATAGTAGCAAGCGTATTGCGGGACAAGCTTTTGATATGGTCATACACGAAACAAGCAAGCAAACAATAGACAAACTTGTAATGAATGAATATAGAAAGAAAAGGAAGCTAGATTGACCATTATTAACCACCTTTATATATAAGTAATGTTATTTAAATAATAATATGACAATAATAAAATTACTACCAATATTCTTCTTATTATTAATAATACCAGTATCTGTTTATGGCTCACATGATGGTGCAATCCAAGTACCAAATAATGTACCACTAGGTGATGGATTTAGATTTTACATTGTAAATTCAGCAGGTGATGGTATTGCTTCGGGTAGTATGTTTGTAAATGGAACTATAGATTATGTTCATGGGATTCAGAATACTGGAACAGAGCCTATAACTAACATAGAAGTACATACATTTCTTGATGATAAAGAAACTGATTTTAGACAAGGTGTTGTACAAGGAGCAAGTAATATCAGAACTGTTGGAGATTGTTCTATAGATGGAATTGATATTATTTGTAAAATACCAGACTTATTGCCGGGTGAAAGATTCCCAGCAGTAGGAGGCTATCACTATCTTACAACTGCAACAGAAGTAGGTCATATATTTAATGAGGCAAATTTATGTGGAGACGCAGCTAACGGTACAAGATTTTGTGCATCTGATAGATCATCAGTTACAATTATAAGTTCAGATATTCCAACTCCACCAAGAATATCAGTAGAAGTTGA